CTAACAGAAAATACCCAAAACGTCAATAATAATGGAGAAAACGACTATTTTAACATTTAACGCATTGCGTGCGATTATACAAAATCCTATCGCTAACTTTGCTGGAAATGCAGTAGTATGGCCGTTGAAAACGATCATCAATCATCCAAGAAAGAGTATAGTCATGCTCTTTGGAATTGCAGGTGCAAGAAGTATCATCAACTTGTACATGCGGTTGTATGGTCGTTTTGTGAACCAGTTTGAGTTCGTACCACCAAATGATGAGATGCACATTATGTTGCGTTTCATCAGGAACACGCTGCGATTCACTGCCGCCAGATGGCGGTATTATTTCATGACTCTGGGAGGCTATTTTCCGCCGAACGTACAATATTACTCGGCGTTAATGGAGAAAAGTACCATTCGCAAAGGTGATTTAAGACCCATTTTTGTGCCAGCAGGTGATACAATTGACATAATATCTTGTCATTCCATACATTCTCATCCAAAATCAGCAGAATTCAGATCTTCAGCGAACCAATATCTAACTGAGATGGTTCGTAGGGCTGGTTATGATCCTTATAGTGTCTCTTCGTCTAGGAGAGATGACGGGGATGGTAACCGGTTCTTTTACTGTAGTAAAGATTTTGGAATGAAGCACAAGAATGATCCAGTGGGAGAAAATTCGGCATTAATATTCACGGATGTGGATTATTATGCTGATATGCCCCGATGGCTTAACTTGTGGAAACCAATTTGTATGTATACGCTATCACCCGACCGTTTGAATTTTAATAATGAGGAATATAGTTTCCAATGTAAGGGAAATGTCCTACATTACAACGTGTCGGGTGGTGGTAGGTATAATCACCAGCTATGGGATTACAAAGGAGATACCGTAACTGCCATAGACTATGACGGTAATCTCTTGGTGTATGATATTGAGCAGCGTAAGATACAGGGTGACGAACAACATCGCCTAGTATGGCTGCTACCAAAAGCTAAGATCACGGATCCCTTGTGGATATCTGTCTATTTTGACTGGTGCGATAATTTGTTGTCGCGCAAGGTAATGATGGATGGTAATTTGCAATATCTGTGGGAGCCAATATCAGATTCACTCTCCATTGGCGAGTATGGTTCAAACTATTCCGTGACTATGTCAGGGAAATTGTATGAAGCCATAAGAACTCGTCTGCAGAACAAAGAAAGCACAGTATTTGTGTCTGATGTTGAAAGAATGCTTAAAGAAGCAAAGCACTGTGATTACGTGAAGGATGCACCGATACTTTATAAGTGTTTTGGTGAACAGATAGCAATTAAGCCTAACGTGATCAAAACAGGAGCTTTCCCTACGGTGTATTTATCTATACCAAAGAAGGGCGCATTATCAACAGAGGACAGTAAAATGCCAGGCCAGGTTGTAACAACACCTTTGACATCACAACCAGCCATATTCGCCGCTAAAGGCCACAATGCAGACCGAGCTTGCATTGAGGGTCGGATTGATGCGGTAAGGAATAGTAAGCGTTTTTCACCAAAATACAAGCGATATGCAGACGAATTTGTACGTCGATTAGTGCCACAACATCTGGTAGGGACGGGAGTACCTTTATCAATCGGTGAAGTGCGAGAGACTCAAACGAAGAGACTTCAAATTGGACGCTTTAATCAAGTTGCCCCTATGATGTCTACTAATGTGGAGAATAAGATCAAAGCTGAAATTAAGACTGAGACTTATGGAGCCGCCAAGCCCCCTCGCAATATATCCACCATGACCCCTGAAATCACCATACAATCATCAGCATTTAGTCTACCCATGGCCAAAGTACTTAAAATACATCAATGGTACTGCCCTGGAAAGAAACCCAAGGAAATAGTAGCAGCTCTTGATCGCGTATTGCAAATGGAACCTGAACATGCAATCGAAGAGGGTGATTACACATGTCTAGACGGCACTCAAAGTGCCGATTATTCTAATTACCTGTTGTTGCCAATGTACATGCGTTATTATGCTCCAGAACATCGTGCTGAGTTTAGACGTCTGTACAAGCAGATATACAAAAATCAGGCATCAACAACAACGGGTTTTAGTTATAAACCTGAGATGACCGTTAGAAGCGGTAGTTCCATAACAACACAATCTGGAACTCTAGACAATGCATTTAATGTGTATTGTGCACTCAGGCAGATGGGTTATAGTGAAGAAGAAGCTTGGCATTTGATCGGAGCCATATTTGGCGACGATAGTGTCAATGCAAATCACCGAGGAGTATTTACGAACTTCATAGCACAAGTTGCAAGGGATTTGGGAATGTTGTACAAATCCAACTTGAGAGCTCGAGGCGAGCCGGTTTTGTTTTTGGGACGTTACTTTGTGGATCCAACCACTAGTAATGATTCCTTTGCTGATCC